TTGTATCTATTTTCATATATTTTTGTTATAAATCTGACCAGTCTGCAGTGGATTTTGAGTAAGAAGTCACCCTTCCTGCGAAGAAATCCTGCTGTGTTTTGCCCGAAGTTAGGTGTCCAAACCACTCCATTTGACGTAATAAATTAGGGTCAATATCGTTATAAATCGCTGAATATCCTAATTCTACCATCTTTTCATTAGCTCTTTGCTTAATAAAGTTCTTTAGTTGTGCTTTTGATAGATTCTCGATGTCCCCCATCTCAAATGCCTTATCAATGAAGTCAAACTCTAGTTGTACTGATAATTCGCATGCTTCTATAATAGAATTACGTAGTTGTGGAGTATCTAACTCAGGATTTTCTGATATTAGAGTCTTGAACAACCAGCATCCTGCTTTAGAGTGTAGTGATTCATCACGTACTGACCACTCTACAATCTGCCCTGTTCCTTTCATTAGGTTACGTAATTGGAATGACATTAGGATTGCAAACGAAGAAAATAGATTAACTCCTTCGGTAAATGCTGAGAAGATCGCTAATGATTGTGCTTTTTCTTCTAATGTCTCTGATTTAGTCTCTAGTAGACGTTCAATTTTACTCTTAGCTGCTTCGTCTTCTAAGAATGCTTGGAAGTCCTCTAGTCCTAACTCATCATTTAGACGAGCATAAGCCTCAGCATGGATTGCCTCAAAGGCACCAAATGTAGAAGTCATTGCTACAATCTCAGGTTTTGGGAACCACTGTGATACTTTAGAAGACCAGTAATCGTTTACGTGTACTTCAGTTTGTGCAAATGACTTTAGAATGTTACCGATCAGGTTCTTTTCCTCGACTGTTAGTTTCATTTTCCAGTCGTTAAGATCTGATGCTAGTGGTACTTCGTCAGCAAGCCAGTGCGCTCTGTGTTGATCTTTATAATAATCGAATGCCTGTTGGTATTCAAATGGTTTGTAAAAGTTACGTTCTTGTGTTAACATAGTTTATTATTGGTTACTTAGTTCAAAAAACTTTTTAGCTAGCTGTTTCTTATCGTAGTTGTCGAATCCTGCTCTATCAGGTTTACTATCTTGAGCCATCATATCCATATCATCCTCATCAAGTTCTCGTGAGTCAATGTTAATGTGTCCGGTAGTAGTATCGATCTTTGCAGCAAAGGTCATCCCATCTCCTCCATAGCGATTCTTCATAATGTGGAATCGTCCAGTTCCATTAACTTTATCTTGTCGTTTTCTACTCAAAGACATTGCAAAATCTGTAATCATAATCTTGTCGTATGAACCTGCTGCTTTATCACCTTCAATAATATCATCTTTAGCACCTGATCGGTTCACCTGTGAAACACTCCAGATTGGAATCTTTAACTCACGGGCCAAACCTTTGGTGTTGAGATAAATATCATCAATCTCATCTTTGCGCTCTTTAGATTTCTTTTTTGATGTAAGAAGATCTACATAGTCAATTAAGATTAGATCAGGTTTGAATCCATTGTCGATACACTTTTGTATGTGATTCTCAACGGTATTGATTGAAGCTCTACCAGTTGCAAACTCTTTAATAATAATTTGTCCTGTAACTTGCTCGAGTGCCTTCTCAACTTCTGCTCTATGTTTGAGGATATGAGCTACTGGGATCCCTGTAAAAAATGCATCATATCGTCTACCTACGTAATCTTCACTAAGTTCTAATGTATAGTGTATTACATTGAAGCCTAACTGTGCAGCTATGCCTCCCAATGCTACTAAAGTCCAAGACTTACCACCACCAGGGTTACCAAAAATTAAACCAAAGTCTCCACTTCCGATTCCTCCTTGAAGCAATTCGTTAATGTGCTGCCATGGAGTTGGAATTGCAATACGATTATCTTCTCTGTATCGTGATTCAATATCTTTAGCATACTCGTGTCCTAAACTCTTATCCTGACCGGATTTTAAAGCCTTATCAACGAGATATCGAATCGAATCATAATCTCCTGCGTGGAGAAGATCTACGGACGATAATAACGCTTGTTTCAACTGTTGATTCTTACAAAAAGTATTAAACTCTTCTTCAACGTATTTTAAATCTTCTTGTGTAGATTTATACGCCTCTCGAAGCTGCTCTTTAATCGAAAGCTGAAGAACTTCATTCTCAACTCTCTTCATTTCGACTTTCAACACTTCCATAGTAGGAGTTGTGTTGTATTTGTCGTAGTACTTGATGATTTGATTTACAATCCATTTATGGGCTGCGTTGTCAAAATATTCTTCTCTTACCGAATCGTGGACTGATTGTAAGAACTCTTTGTGTGTAAGTAATCCTGATAGGACTTTTACTTGGAAAGAAAAACCGTATGCAGATAAATTTTGCAGTGTCATTGTAATAACCTTTTATATAATATACGAAACTTTTTTGGATTAGAAACCTTTTATTGTAGAAAAAGTTTCAGCAATCCAGTAATTAGGTGCTTTTAGGATATGTCCTAAACCATCCTCATGGTACATTTTCAAAAATTCTCCTGGTCTTAGCTTTGGAGTTGGTGCGCTTGATAGCTCATTAATTAGTTCAATCTGACCTTCATCTAGGATTGGATTATGTAGATCCATAATCTTATGTGTCTTACGTAGCTGCTCTTCTTCGAATATCAATCGAGAGTATAGTACATTATCTTTGTACTTGCCTTCAGCTATCGTAATCAAATCGTTAAATGTGATAGGTTCAGTCTTCAATTGTGGAAATAACTTAACAGCAGTCTTTGCTCCCATTCCTTTAATTCCTTTTACCGAATCAGAGTTATCTCCTGTTAAGGTTTTTAGAAGAATAAAGTTCTCAGGAAGGACTCCCATTTTATCCACAACTGTAGCGTATGTGTAAAAATCTTTCTCAGTAGGTCTATAAACAGTAATCTCGTCATTTACTAATTGTAAGTAATCTTTATCTGATGAAACAATGAATGCTTTAGATTGTGGTGTTGATTGTGTTACCTTCTTTGCTAAGTATGCAATAACGTCATCTGCTTCTGCTTTATCTATTGATATCACAGTAACTGGTAAACATTTAAGATAGTGTACTAATCTTGCAATCTGTCCGTACTTTGCTTCATCCTCATCTTCAATCGAGTCGAAGATATCCCAATTGGTCATCCTTGTAACTCCTCGACCTGATTTATACTCGGGTACAAGGTTCTTCCTATTGGTGGAAGAACCCATACCGTCGAATATCAAATAGACAGAAGTTGGTTGTATTACTTTAATTAAAGTTCCTAGTGATCTGAGAAAGCCTGCTAGCCCTCCAATATGCACTCCATCTTGATTAATGTAATTTAAAGTAGCGAAGTTGCGAAAGAAAAGATTCAAGCCATCTACGAACATTGTTCGTGAGTGTTTATGAAAGGTTGATTGCTTCACAGCCTTCACTTCTTCCTCCACAAGGTTATCAAGCATTGATTTAAAATCTGGTTTCATATACCTTAATATAACTAAAAAACCCTTGCTAGGCAAGGGTCTTACTGTGTTTTATTTTAAAATAACCGAACCTTGTATTCCTGGACACATTTGTTTGATTTGTTTCTCTGTGTACTTCTTTGCTAGTGGAGTATATGTGGCTATGAGAACGTCATCCACTTTAAGATCTGTAGGAAGAGTTTCTATTTCCGTTTCCAGAATATTTAATAACTCTTTTACGTGTAGTCCCTTAGGTAACTCCTTCACACTACTTCCTCTGATGAATAGATATCCGTTTACTGTGAGATTGTCAGGTATTTGCTCTAGAGGAGACTTTGCAAAAGTTATGCTACGCCCTACTGTCAGACCTTCAGGCCAGTCTGAAATTCCTGTGTTCCATATTTTTAAATTTCCTGTTACTGTTAGATTTTTCGGCAAAGCTGTATACTCTTTGCTATTCTCAATCACTAAATCGCCCTTTATCGTAAGGTTATCCGGAAGCATTATAAAGACTGAGTAATCTAGCATCAATGCTCCTGTTTCTGGTTCAAATATGATATCCTTTCCTGGTTCATGTTCCCCGTATAACAGCTCTGCCTCCGGAGGAATTGGTCGTCCTTCGGTTTTTTCTAAGAACTTAAATAAGTTGTATATGTTTGTCATAATGTGTGATTGTTTAACTTACCAAAGCAAGCGTTTGTCGTCCTTATCTCTATACTCGTGACCTTCGTACGAAAATTGATATTTCTCGTTCGAGTTTGGTTTTATAAATACATATAGCGGTCCTTTCTCAATATAGTCGTTAAAATGTCCATCTGTTTTTTCAGTAGCAGTACACCACTCCGTTCCTTTGCCCAGCTCGCAGCTCATTCCATATAGGTTTGTGGCTCCTTGTGGTATTTTATAAACATTAAATCCATCCACGGTACCTATTAAGTATTGTTTATACTTGTCTCCCTTAGATATTCCTTTTTCCTTAGATGGATCGTTCGCTATCATACTTGCAATCTCTTCTGCCTTTGCTGCTAATGTGGAGACATCTTCTTTTGTTTTGTATTGATTTAAGTCTTGCTTTTCGAACTTTTTTCTATGCCTATCGAATATAGAGATGTATTGTTCAAAGCTGTCTATGTTGCTAGGTTCTATAACACCATCAGCTACTTTCTTAGCTAGCCATGTAGCATAAGCTGTTTTACCACCTACGGCATTTACAATTTGATCAAATACCTTTTCTGAAAGCTTTCCACTATCTACAAACTGTGCTTTAAGTTGTTCAATAGATACTTCCGATATTAATCTCTCCATCAAACTATACTTACTATCGATGCGGTTGATTGCTTGTAATAGTTTATCGGAGTATGGGTTATCCGTATTTACTACTTTTGCAACTTTCTGTGGAGAGTGTTGTTGTTTAGTAGATTCTTTTAATACTCTAGAGTTTCGTGTTAATTTATTCTCAATAAGATACCTTCTCAAATCGAAATTATCCATACAATACTTTATTAATAAATATATCTACATTTACCCAACACTCTCCACTATAGCAAGCTTTTACTGATCAATCTGGTTCGTTTTCAAAAAAGTTAGTTGTCTCTGGCTCATCCTTCTCTTCTACTACGTCAAAGTCCCCTCCTCCTAAGATTCTGCTCCATTCATCTGAGTGTGCGTCTTTGTATTTCTTTAGGTCTTTTTCGTCATCTGCGATGAATCCGTGAGGGGTCATAATGATCTTACCACGTGTTGTAATACCGTTGATATGGTTCTTATCGATTTGGATATTGGTACGTTTGGCGAATTCAACTTGCTGTCCACCTTTAATAGCCTTGATTTTAGATGTTCCAGCGTTTGTAATGTTACCGAAAGTCATTACGAATGTAGCATCATACCACATTGCAAAGCCTCCTTTATTCATTAACTTAGGCTGTCCCATTGGAGATTCAGGTTTCTGTGTCCATACTTTGTTGATACAAACTAGAGTGTTTGTGTATGGTGAAGATTCCTTTCGTGACATTACAATCTTTTGGTTTACTCCGTTACCAAATTGAGTTGACATTGCTCCTGCATTCCACTCATTATTGTTCTTATTCGATTTGATAGATAGTTCACATGGAACTGATCCAATAGAATCCCACAAGAATAAAAGATCGTATGGTAGGTTTCCTTTCTTCTGCTCATCAATCATATCTAATACGAAACCTGCTACATCTTCGATTGATTGTAGAGTTTCACGATCGACGTAGATAAAGAATCCTTTGTAGTCTAATACTTCTCCAGTATCCTCATCAACAATTGATTCTACTTCTAATCCCATTTGCATAGCATGCTCCCAGCTCCATTTCATCTCTGTAATCATGAATACTGGAAGGATTCCTGCTTTTTGTGCAGATACTGCAGCTTCTAGTAGTGCTGTAGTTTTACCTGTGTCTGAGTGACCTCGTAGCAATACAATGTGCCCTTGGGGAATACCTGGAATGGAAGTTGTCTCTTGAAATGCTTCAGATAGTGGAATCCATCTCTGTGGCTTGAACTTTACGTTAGAGCTCAAGAGCTTCTTCTCCTTAAATTTCTCTAAGGAGAAGGCACCCTTTAGTTCAGCCGATACTGCTGCAGTTAGTGATTTCTTAGCCATTAATCTTCGTCATCAAACAAACTATCAAACTTCGATTCTGCACTCACCTTAGGTTTAGCCTCTAGGGAGTAGACTGGCTTGTCGCTCTTTTTAGATGCTTTTGGCTCTACGGGTGGATTCTGGTCCCATGGTAAATCACTGTCATCTTCGGTAGTAGGCTTCTCATCATCGATGATTGCATCTTCTTTAGCTTCAGGAGTCAACCAGTTTTGTAGAGCTTCTTTCATCTCATCGAAAGTGTAGCGTTTGAATGCGTCAGTTGGATTTGGCTGTTCTTCTAACCACTTCTTAACTACTTCAGCATCTTCATGCAATGGTGTTTGCTTCGTCTTAACACGGATCGAAGTCTTGTTGTAAGGATTGCCTTTAGTAATCTCAACTGTGAAGTCTCGACCTTCAGCAATGTCTGTGTAATCGCCGATGTCATCATCGTCTGCCATCGCTAGCAACTCTGTATAAACTTCTTTACCGAACTGCCACAAGCGAACTCCCTTTGCTTCTTCTCCACGTACTACTACTGGAACGAATACTCGCATTTTGGGATTTAGTTTGCCTGCTAATGACCAGTTCTCTTTATCGGAAGTTTGACGAAGTTGTTTTGAAAACTCAACGATTGGATCCTTCTCTCCGAAGTTTGTAGGAGAAATCATTACAGGTTTGTCAATTCCGTAGTGGATGAACAATTCCTTAAATGGGTTCTTCTTGTCAAACTTGGAAGGAACAATACGTACGTTGTGTTTACCTACCTCAGGTTTCCAATAGATGTCAGCAAATTCCTTACGACTGCCACCACCTTGTTTGCTCTGCAAGCTGTTAAGCTTGTTCTTAATAGCGTTTAAATCCATAACAATTAAAATTTTATTTTAAGATAACTATTTTTTACGATTTTTGCAACTTAAAGTTCAATAATTTTGAAAATCTTTGTCTTGAGTTGCTTTAGTTCATTCTGCTGGGTTAGTAGAATTGTGTTTCTGTAATGATTCCATTCTACTTTGTACGATGTGTCTACAATCCCATTATTTAATTTCTTGATCAGCTCATTGAGAGCATTGATCGTATACAGTGTATTTGATTCTTTCTTACGATGTACCAATATAGTATTTCCAGGTAGATCGTTGATGTTGCCATTGTCGACGTTATAAGTACATACATATTCTCCGTTATTGCTTTGCAAAACAAAGATTTTATTATACATAATTGTGTACTTAGACGTTAATGTATTAAGAAGATCGTCGACGTACTCTTTCTTAGTAAAAGTACAAAACAATTTATTATTCAAGTCCTTAAAATT